AGGAGACGGTCCAGGAGCCGCTGCGGGTGCTGGACTGGGGCGGGATGGTGGAACTTCTGAAGCCCGTGGGCCTCGAACGCGAGCGTGTGGGGGAGATGCTGCTGTGGCTTCAGGACTACACGCAGCCGCCGAAGGCCGATGACTTTGTGGTCGCGTGCGACGTGTCCGAAGGGACGGGCGCCAGCAACTCCACCGTGGAGGTATTCAGCCGCAAGACGGGCGAGCAGGTGGCGGAGTATGCATCTCCTCATATCCCACCTCATGAACTGGCCGTCGTTGCGGTGGCGATGTGCCAGTTCTTCAATAATGCGTTCCTGATCTGGGAGGCGAACGGGCCGGGGCGTGGGTTCGGGAACGTGGTTATCGAGTCCGGGTACAGGAACATCTACTACTCGGAGACGGACAAGCATCTCGTGAACAAGTCTTCGGACATTCCGGGGTGGTTCTCGCAGACAGACAAGAAGCGCAACCTGTTGACGGAGTATCGGCGTGCGCTGACGGAGCGGAAGACCCTTGTGCGCAGCCACAGTGCGTTGGCGGAGTGCAAGGAGTACATCTTCCAGAACAGAAACATCGTCCATGCGAAGGCGGCGAGCACGACGGACCCAACGGGTGCGCTGGACAATCACGGCGACCGGGTTATAGGGTGTGCTCTAGCCTCGCTCATCATCCGAGAGCGCCCGCGCGTGGAGGCAACGAAGGACAAGATGGTGGTCGGTTCGTTCGCGTGGCGACGCCAGGAGCGGCAGAAGGCCCTGGTCACATCGGAGGCATACTGAGATGGCTACCAGCGACACGGGTGTCGAGACGGGCCTTGAGACGGGCCTTGAGACGGGGGCGGCCAAGGTCGCTTTGGGGAGCAAGGACAAGGACCGACTCTCCGCGTCCGTGCGCTTCGCCTACGAGCAACTGTCCATCTTCCGCGAGAAGCGCGCCCTGGGCGTGCGCGAGTTCGCCGGCAAGCACTACTCGAAGGGCGGCACGTCCGACCGGCAGCCGGTGAACCTGCTGAAGCTGGCCGTGCTCATCTACCAGCGGCATCTCGCGGCCCACAACCCGAAGGTCCTGGTGCGTGCGCACAACCCCGCGCTGATGGCGGCGGGCATTGACTTGGCGCTGGCGGTGAACCACATCCTCGGGCGCATGAGGTTCGAGAGGACGCTGCGCCGGTGCGTCTTCGAGGGCATGTTCGGGCTCACCGTGGCGAAGGTGGGTCTTGCAGAATCGGGGATCGTGGAGATTGACGGCGAAGAGCACGTCTACCGCGAGCCCTTCGTTGACGTTGTGGACTTGGACGACTGGGTTCACGACACGGACGCGAAGACCTGGGAGGGCCAGTCGTTCCGCGGGTCGCGCGTGTCGGTGTCCTTGGAGTCTCTGCGGCGCGCGAAGCTCTACAACGAGGACGTGCTGAACGAACTGGAGTCGGAATCCGAGCGCCAGACCTTGCCGGACGGCGGAAAGCGTGCGCGCGACATCTCGCAGGACCAGAGGGACCCTGACCCGTTCAGGAAGAGGGTGGAAATCTGGGAGTTGTTCCTTCCCTTCGACGGTTTGATGGTCTCCATGACCACGGGGCCGAGTCCGCGCGTCATTCGCACGTGCGAATGGAACGGTCCTACGCACGGCCCGTTCCACGCGCTGCGGTTCATGGACGTTCCGGGACAGGTGATGCCGCTGTGTCCCGTTTCGGACTGGATTGACGGGAGCATGGCCGCAAACAGGATCGCGGTGAAGCTCATCCGGCAGGCCGAACGGCAGAAAGAAGTGGGGCTCGTCCGGCCGGGCGGTGAAGAGGACGCGCAACGCGACATCGCGTCCAAGGATGGGGAGTTTATCAGATCGGACGACCCAAAGAGTGTCACGATAGCGAAGTTCGGCGGCGTAGACCAAGCCAACCTGGCCTTCCTGATCCAGTTGAAGGACATGTTCTCCTTCCTGGGCGGCAACCTCGACACGCTCGGGGGCCTCGCGCCGATGGCCGACACGCTCGGACAGGAGCGGTTGATGGTGGGGTCTTCGGCGAAGGGCGTCCAGGACTGGCAGGCCCAGTTCGTGTCCTTCACGCGCGAGATCGTCCGCGACATCGCCCTCTACCTGTGGGAAGACCCTCTCGTGGACCTGCCCCTGACGAAGCGGATCGAGGGGACGAGCATTGACATCCCCGTCCGGTGGAACCAGGAGAGCAAGAGCGGTGAGTTCCTCGACTACAACTTCGACATTGACCCTTACTCCATGCAGGGCACGGACCCCAGCGGGAAGCTCGGGACGCTCCTGAGCGTGTTCCAACAGGTGATCGTGCCGGGTATGCCCATGCTGGCGAGTGCGGGCTTTGCGTTCGACCTGCCGAAGATGATCTCCCTCGTCGCGCAGTGCGCGAACCTGCCCGAGTTGGACGGGCTCCTCGTACCGATGACGCCGGCCGCGCAGCAGATGATGCAGCAGATGTCGTCTGAGGGGAGCGCGCCCATCGGAAACACCAAGCGCACGTATGAGCGGGTGAACCGGGGCGGGGCGACGCGGCAGGGGAAGGACATGGCGCTGACGCAGGCGCTCTCCGGCGGGATACAGCCCAAGGAGGCCGACATGGCGCTGCGCCCGGTGGGGTAGGCGTCCAGCGTCCGGCGTCCAGGAGTCCAGTATCCAGGCCTGTATTCCAGGAAAGTTCTACTTTTCCACTTGACGCCCGGGCAGTCACAGCGTATTGTGTCTCTTGAAGCAAGGGACACAAGATGCCAACGTACCTGTATCGGCACCCCGACGGACACCACATCCCAGTTATCGAGAGCATTGCCGACATGCAGGGGCGGCATGGTGTCTTGACCCTCAGTGACGGTGTACGGTGCGAACGGGACATGGCTGAGGAGCAGCGGTCACGTGTCCCGACGAGCGCGAACCTGTGGCCCATGAAGAGCGATGCTCTGGGCGTGCAGCCCGAGCAGATACCCGAGGCTGTCGAGGCTTCTGCACGCGCGGGATGCCCGACGCAGTTCACCCGCGACGGACGTGCGATCCTGACTGGACCGGCACACCGGAAGGCGCTGGCACGGAGCCTGCGCCTGCACGACAACAACGGAGGCTACGGGGACCCGTAGCCGAAAAGGAGGATGGACATGGCCGCTCCCGCAGCCGTTACCGTCACCGTCACGCCGGGCGCTGAGGCACCTGCGCCCCCTGTTGCCCAGACACCATCTCCTGTCGAGACGAAGCCCGTCGAGGCGCCGGTCGAGCCGAAGTCCGAGCCGAAGCCTGCCGCGCGTCGGCGCAAGCCCGCGGAAGACGACGCTCCGCCGCCGAAGCCGACTGAGGACCAAGAGGCGGCGAAGCACGACGCTGAGGTCCTGGCCGAGCAGAAGGAGAAGCGCGCCGTCAAGGCAGTGCATGACAAGATGCGGAAGGCGGAGGCCAAAGCGGAAGCCAAGGCGGAAGCCGAGGCTGAGGCCAAGGATGGAGACGGGGACGAAGACTCAAAGCCCGAGCCGCGTAAGCCGGCCTCCCCTCCCAAGTCCGAGGAGCACGCGGAGCACGCGGAGATTCCGCAACTTTCGGCGGAGACCTACCGCAAGGCCGTGGCCTTCGGGTACACCGAAGACGAGATCGGCGAGGCGCACGTGGCCGGGCGGCTCGAAAAGGAGCTCGAACGGCTGTCGAGAGTCGCTGGCGCAACCCCAAACAAACCGCCGCAAGGCGAAGACGCCGCAAAGCCTGCATCCGGTCAGGGGTCTGAAGGTCAGGATGGGCAGAGTTCTTCGGAGCCGGGTCCCGTGGAGAAGGGCATCCGCGAAGCCGGTTACACCGAAGAGCCTGTCATTGCCCTGGCGAAGACCGTTGACGAGCTCAACACGCGCCTCAAGCAGGTCGAGTCGCGTGGTGAGAGGGAGCAGGTCAGTACCTTCCAGTCTCAGGTGAACCAAGCCTTCGGGGCTCTCAATGAAGACTTCGGTGTCTTCGGCGCGGGTGACGCCCCCCCAGAGGCCGGGTCCGCAGAGGCGAAGGCGCGTACCGAGGTGCTCGACACGGCGGATGCCCTGGCGCGGGGCATCATGGCCCGCAAGGGCAAGTTGCCGCCGTTCCGGGAGTTGCTGGAGCGGGCCGCGAAGGCGCACTTCGGAGTGACCAGGACGCAAGCGGACAGGAAGCCGGTGATCTCGGCCCTACGCCGGCAGCGGGACGCGGCCTTGCAGCGTGGAGAAGCACGCAGCGAGTACGTGGAGCCCGACCGCGAAGCAAGGGCCATCGCAAAGGTGGGTAAGAAGCTGAATGCCATCAGGGACCGGGAGTTTTCCTGAGTCCCTGACGGCGCAGTGTCCCACATAGAGAGAGGGCATCATGGCGTATCAGGCCGCAGACATCGCTGACTTGATCGCGACTACCCAAGCCGAGTTGGGCAAGGGGTCGTGGACCGAGCTCAGCCAGAGTCTTCAGGAGTTCACGGCGATGGACCGGCTCCTGAAGAAGGACCGGATGACGTTCGGGAGTGGCACGTCCATCAAGTTCAACATCCGGCACGCCATCGGCTCGCACGCGAAGGTGGTGGGCCTGTTCGACCAGGACCAGGTCAACATCGGCGGCGTGCTGGTCACGGGCGAGGTTCCGTGGAGGCACATGACCACGAACTACGCCTTCGAGGACCGCGAGATCCAGATGAACGCGAGCCCGGCGCAGATCGTGAGCCTCGTGAAGGTGCGCAGGACGGAGATGTTCCTGGACTGGGCGGGCTTCTGGGAGCGCCTGTTCTGGGGCAAGCCGGCCACGTCTGCCGACACGCTCACTCCGTTCGGCCTGGAGTACTGGGACGTGCCGAACGCGAGCGTGGGCTTCAACGGCGGCGATCCGTCGGGATTCTCGGGCGGGGCTGCTGGTCTGGCGACGGCGACGTATGCCCGGTGGAAGAACTACACCGGCACGTACTCCGCGGTCAGCAAGACGGACCTGATCCTGACGCTGCGCAAGGCTCTGCGCTCGACGCAGTTCAAGGCGCCGGTCTCGATCCCGCAGTACGCTGCGGAGAAGAGCCGCTACGGGCTCTACACGAACCTGGATACCGTCATGGCGATGGAGGCCCTGGTGGAGGCGCAGAACGACAACCTCGGCAACGACATGGCCTCGAAGGACGGCACGGTGACGTTCCGCCGCATCCCCGTCGAGGACGTGCCCGCGCTGGATGTGGCTGGCTACAACAGCCTGTACGCCAGCGTCCCGATCTACGGGATTGACTGGGAGGCGTTCAACCCGACCTTCCTCGAAGGCGAGTACATGAACGAGAGCGCGCCCAAGCCCGATCCCCTGCGGCACCGCACCACGGTCGTTCACGTGGACTGCTCGATGAACTTCGTCTGCCGCGACCGCCGCCGCCTGATCGTGCTCTACAAGGCGTAGGCCAGCAGGCGAGTGAGGAGCGTACCATGCCGTACACGTTGCAGAAGTCGGGAGACGGATACAAGGTCTTCGGTCCTGGTGGGCCGAAGTCCAAAAAGCCCCTGCCGCGTTCCAACGCGGTGAAGCAGCTTCGCGCGCTCTACGCGGCCATGCCGCAAGAAGAGCGGCCTCTGAAGCGGGCGCGGTAGGGGACCGTCGAGGCATCTTTCGAGGGAGTGAGGGCCACATGAACAACGTCCAACTGAACGGGAAGCGGATTCCCGAGACCGTGAAGGTGTACTACTCCGGGTCCGACGCACTCTCCCCCGGCTACGTGCTGTGCTACGACACGGCGGCGGGCGTCGGGGCGACCGATCCGAAGGACGAGCTCGGCGTGCGCGTCGTCAAGCCCGCGACGGGGA